GAACTAAATCAGTATCAGTATATTCATTATTAGGATAATCTACAAATACCATTTCTTGTGCAAGATATGGAACTTCATACCATTTATTTCCACTACTATCTCTTACATCATATATTTCGATTACATTATCATCTGCTATATCTATTTTAGAAAATTCTTCTGCACTACCAAATGATTTCTCAATTGTTTTTAATTCTGCAGAAATTGCATTAACGTGTTTTTTAACTAAATAAAATGTTGGTTCATCACCATCTTTTGAATATATAGTTATTTCTCTATCATCCGCAACACTAAAATCCAATAATTCAGTTGTACGGAAAAGAGTACCAGTTGAATTAGCTTGAACAACCATTCCTTCTTTAACTCTTAAATAATATTTTGAATTTGGTCTATTATTAACACCAGTTCCAACAGCAGGAACTAATTGATAAATAGTCAAACTAACTAATGCAGGAGATGTAACTTTTGGTTTGTATCCTAAATATTGTGCAAGAGCAAGAACATTTTCTTTATCCTCCGCATATAACATTAAAGATTCTTTTAAAGTATCATCAATGTAATAACCCATAACATCACCAATATACGATGCCATTTCTATAAACATCATACCTGGAGATGATTCATTAAAATCTGAATACGTTTTTGGGAAATATGTTTTAGCATACTCAATTAAGTTTTGACGGAAACCCGCAAAATCTTTATTAAGATATTTTATATCTCTACCTTGATTACTCTTTTTTGTTATACTATTTAACGCCATTTTTATTATCCCCTAACTGTAAAAGTTATTTCTTGTAATTCAATTTGATTACCGACCGTAAACTCAATTTTCATATGTGCTATATGTCTATCCTTCATGTCATCGGTCATTTCAATATCAATATTTTCTATGTTAATATATGGTAACCAATAATTGACAGTTCTTGTAATGGTATCACTTAAACTATTTTCAAATATACCATCGGTCATTGGTTCAAAAAGTAACGAATCTAATCCAGTCCCAAATTCAGGTTGCATCACTCGTTCACCTTTTTTAGTTAGGAGTAAATTTTTTAAGTTTGATTTTGCTTGTTCAAAAGAAGTAAAAGCCTGTTCAAAATAACCATTACCACCTCTTTTTAGGGGTAGAGTAATACCATATGCATAGTCATTAAACTCTTTGGTATCTTTTACAATTTTATTTCCTAAAACGTATGCCATTATTTTTTAAACCTCTTAACTAATTCTGAATTATCTCTATTTAAAATTCTGTCTAATCCCGCAAGACCAGTTGATACACCTAATCCACTTTTGTTTCCACCAACATTCATATCACCATACCCCATCTTCTCAGCCATTTGTGCTCTCATAGATTGGATACCTCCCATTGCTCCACCACTATATGATATGGTTTCATCAATATCCGGTTCTGCATCCATATAGTTTGGAATATGTGAATTTGTATAACCTTCGTTTACTGGTTCATAAGTTTGGAAATTATCCAATACCGATGCACCACTACCTACACCACCTTCTGCTCTTTGTGCTGAAGTAAATGGTTTAGTTTGATTTAATATTTCGTTGATTGTTGCGTTTTTAGAAAATTGTCTAATAGGTTGTTTTTGTTGTACTGATTCCTTTTGTAATTTAGGTTGTACTCTTTCCTTATCTAACAATTGATTTGCAAGTTCAAATGGGTCTACATCTTCCAAAATATCCTTCTTCTTAGGAGTTGGTTTTGTAGTTTCATTTAATAACTTACTAACCTCCTCTTTAATCATTTGGGGAAGTTGTTTCTTAATTTCTTGTTCTACTACTAATTTAATTAGTTGTGCTAACTTTTTAGAATCCATTTTTAAAATATTTGTTTACTCAATATAAATATATCTTTAATGGATTTTGGAATCTTATGAGTATAAATTAGGGTTTTCTTTTAATTTTTTCCAATATCCACAAAACTTTTTCTTTCTATCATCTAATCCGTTATACCCACCATTTATTCGTTTTGTAATATATTTTAGAGTTCCGATTGTATCATCTACTGCTGCTTCATTTAACTTACGAGTTCTCCAAAACCAACACGCAGTTTCTGCAACATACTTCTTTTCAACTAATGTAGAGTTTGCAACTACATCATCGGATACACCTTTTCTGAATTGTGTATAATTTGCTCTACCTGTAACTTGAATATATCCTCTACCGGCAAATCTATAACCATCACCGGGTTGTGTATTTCCTAAATCAGTCCTACCTTCGTAGCGTTGTTGTGCAGAACTCGGCCCCCATATTTCTTTTGTATAAATAAAATCACCACTCTCATGTGCACATTGAGCAAGGAAATGAGCTTTTTGTAATGGAGTTTTGATTCCCCATTTTCTCATTGCATCTATTACAACTTGTGGTGGTTCTTTTAATTTAACATTTCCACATTCTTCAATTTTTTCTGATGGAGTTTGGTTTGCAACATCATTATCTGCTTGATTATCAGATGAACCCCCACCACCCTCACCATTACGTTGTGCGGGAGATGAAACTCCAACACCACTCAAACCAGCAGAAGTTGATTCGTTTATACCATAACCTTGTTCCGTTGCATCATTTGCTAAGGCTTCTTGTTCCGGTGACAATTTTATAGCCTCTTCAACTTGTTTTTGTTCTTCGGTTTGTTGTGTTTGAGTTGCTTGTAAATTACCCGCTGTTCCTCCTCCTACACCCTGTCCTGCAGGCGGAATAGTATAACCAACAAAAGGTACTGCACCCGGTCCTGGCGTTAATAAAGGTGGATACAATGATGTTGTAAGGTATGTTCCTTTAATTGTGGGCAAGTGGGTTTGAATTGATGCAATCAATTGGTCTAAAAATATTTCTGAATTATCCGTTGGTCTTGCCATAATTTATTTTATTTTGCTACAGGTAATACAAATCCACTACATCTAGAAACTTTTACTTTTTTCTGAAAAACACCTACACCATTTCTATCAAACCCACCACCTGATGTATTTCCTTCGATTGTTGTAATTGTATTAGCATCAATTATACTTGATACAATTCCAATATGATGTTCCGAACCCCTTCCACCATACAATACAGCAGCACCAATTACAGGTTTATTACTATATAATTTATTTTTTCTAGCCCATGCACTCCAAAACGAACATCCTGCACTATTAGGTGATTTTGCACCTGCTAATCGATAATGTTTAGAAACAAATGCAGCACACCAAAATGCAGGAGAATTAATTCCTACACCATTTAATACACTTTTAACATATGGACCCCAGTTTGCAGGTCTTTGATTTGGTGGTAACGGACTTTCCATTTGACCAATATCTCTTTTTGCATATGCAACAATTCGTTCACCAATTTCTTTTGATGCTATACTTGCATCTACTGCATCATCATAATTAGTTGATTCCTTTTCTCCACTTGCTATTCTTTGTTTTTGATAACTAATAATTTCCTTTGCTGCTTGTAATTGTGCAGATATACCAACTGGTGGATAATCTGGGTCATATTCCGTATCATCTGCATACTCAATTGCACCTTGTGCTTTAAGTTGTACAATTTCTTTTTCGGCAATCTTTATATCCTCTTCTGCTGCAGCAATATCTTCCTTTGTCATTTTTTGTGCAGGTTCAACATCATTGGTCTGTGTTGCCATCATTGGAAGTGGTGTTGGTGGAGTCTTTGGTTTTGGTGGTGTTTTTACCAAAGTATCAGTTGGTGTCCAAATACCAGGGTCAGTAATAAAACTACTGACTGTAGCAACATTTACAACTGCACCCGGTGATGGAATCAATGGCGGTGGAACGGAACTCATAGTTGCTCCTGTCCAATACGCAATAAATGCAGGGCCTAAGTTTGTGATTATTGGGTGTTCACCTGATGATTGTTGCAATGCTGTGTTTAGAATTCCATTTAGAGTAGATTCCATCAATTCCGTATTACCTTTTGCAATTGGAATGTTGTTGACCGTATCAAACCCACGTTTAACGGCCATATCGTACTCCATAGTAAGTTTCTTTGCAAAATCACCATAGGAACTGATTCCCTTTGGATTCTGCATATAACTTAGCATATTTTGTTTGAATATCTCTAACGACATTTTATTCGGTATAATTTAAAGTAGATAAGAATTTACTCAATCTACCCTTAATATCATTAAATGTACTTTTATTTTCTGGTCCTACTGCAGTTGGTCCTGCCGGAGTTTTGAACACCTGATTATTTACTGCATCTATTAATTCTTCTAATAAACCTTTTAGAGTTTCACCTCTTACCAAAGGTTCTTTATCACTTTCAGTATTTAAGAAAATATTCCCCTTGCCACCTAAAATGTAAGTACTATTATCATTGGTAGTAAGACGAACATCTCCATGAAAATCTAAATCTGCACCTGCTTTTCCATTATCAATCGACATTTTACCATCTGATATGAATCCCCAATTTCCTTTTGAAAAGAAAATCATTTCTTGTGTTTTTGCAGAAAGTATAATTCTTTCAGAGTTTACAAGAACTTGGTCATATCCTTTTAGTTCTGATGGGTAATTTGAAAATTTAGATGGTTTTGTTTCTAATGGTGATTGATAATCCAATTTATATACGCCAGATGTAATTGCAATCGTAGTACCATCTTTATTAACATCTTCTTCCGTAAGTGAACCTTTTTTTAATTTACTTAAAGATTCATCACTTTGTCTATTACGAATAAGAATGGTAGGTGCGTATTTTTTATCTTGATTATTATATCCACTAAAACGAATACTTTGACCAAAACGGGATTGGATAATTTTATCACCTTCATATAATTTTAGAGGATTTATTTGAGTTGTTTCAAAATATTCTCCAAGTTTAGTTTTTCTATCTTCACCACCACTACCACCACTTGGTGTACCTGTTGCAGATACTGTGGAGTATTCGGTTGCAGGTTGACCGGGTTTTTGAGTTGGTTGGAAATTTTTTATATCAACATTTTCAATTGCGTTTCCTGCATTGATGTTTGTTGATGCTATTCTTTTGTAGTGTAATTTACCACCCAATAAAATTAATTCCACAGTTTCACCCACTAATGGAATACCTTCATCATTACTAAATGGTTTGTATGCTTTTACACCAGTCTTACTTGCAGAAGGGTCATTTAATTTTCTAACAACCGCACAACCTACAATACTTGTATCCTTTGTTTCTACCTCACTAAAATCATAAGTTTGAACTTTGGGGTTAGTATCATCTAAAATAACATCTAAAACAATACCAGTTAAAACTTTTCCAGTAGTACTTTGGTTTGAATTAGTGTGATGTGTTGCGTTTGATATTTGGGTTCTTACACTCATTATTTACCAATCTTTTGTTTTAATTCTTCAACTTCGTTTGTCAATTCATCTACTTTTGCATCTTGTTCATCTTTCACATCATTGACAGTTACTTCAATTTCTTTTAGTAATTGTTCCTTCTCGGCATCAGAAAGGAATCCAACTTCACCTTCGGTTTTTGTGTTTGCAGTAACAATACGTTGTGCAATTGTTGCCAATTTAATTAAAGCATCATCGTTACGAACTGATACATCTACTAAATCTTTTAGGATTGGACCAATAACTGCCATATCACCTGCGTGACGAATTAACTTTCTCATTTCGGCTATTAATTCCGAAATTCTTTGTTTTTTATTTTGTTGATTATCGTATATATCTTTAAATAACCCACTCAAACTTTTGCCAGGAAATATTTCAAATTCTGTGCTCATATTTTTTAATTTGATTCAATCTATAAATATATCAAATAAAAAAACCTCATTTTTGATGAGGTTTTCGATTAAGTATGTTTTTTGTAATTGCCACGTTTTTGTTGTTCCTTTATAGTTTTTTTGGCAATTCTTTTACGATTTTTTTCTTTTTGTTCTCTTCTTGTCATTTTAGTTTTTTCACCTCTATTTTAATTTTTGGTTGATAATCATTTGGTAATTCAGTTCTAACACCTTCAAACGACTCTACCTTATCATCAAAATATTCAACTTCTAAAATTCTATCAGTAAGGTTCATAACAGTTTGTGATGATGTAAACATATCTTTTGCTTGTCTTCTCATGTTTAATTGAGATTCCTTCGGAAAAAATTCTTTTCTCATTGCTTGAGCAATCTCTTTCCAATCTTCAACTTTATCGACAGTCTTTTCAGCTGAAATCTTTCTCATTTTAGATGAAAGATATTTTTCACCATGAGTATATCCTGCATCAGTAAACATATGACCGTGATTAGTTCTTACAATTGGATGTTCCGTATTATGTAATTTAATATTAGGTTTGTGTTGTGAAGTTTTTTCAATACTAACCATATGAGTTGGTGATGAAATAAATGTATGACCATTTATACCACCATCGGTTTTTATTGCAGCTTTGATTGCTTCTCTTAAAGTTTTTTGTGAAAGTGCAGTTCTGATTTTCTTTCCATCTTTTGATGGTTTACCTGCTTTTTTTACTAATTTTTTTTCTGCTTCATCGTGTCCAACCATCAATGCAGAATTTACAATACCGATTCCAAATTCATTCATTCCTTCACTCCAATCAGTAATAATGTCGTGAATATAAGCAACTTCTACACCATCGATGATAGTATGCACTATTTCTAATTTAGGTTTGTATGCTCTATCTCTATTTTTAGCCAAAATAAACTTATCGCCAACTTCTTTGGATACGATAATACATTCGGTCAATTTGTTGCCCATTCTTAACAAAGGGAGATTGGTTAAATTCTCACGATAATAAATATATTTTTATTTGAAATCCGTATAAATAATTTATTTTAATCGATACATGTACTGATAGCCACAATCATCATCGTAATCACAATCTTCAATTACTTCATTAAGATTACTCAATAGTTGATTTAATTTATTGACATCAACTTGTCTCCAGTATCCAAAACGAAAATACACATCGTTTGAACCACCCCAAACCTGCTTAATGTCAAAATCACCAAACTCCAATTCAATCTTTTTTAATGTTGAAATATCTAATCCGTTTCTCATATTTTTATATTTTAAAGTTTAAAATTCTACTTCTTCATCCATATACACTTTACGACTAACTAACTCCCACTTTGCTCTTTCATACATCTCATCCGAAATTAACATCCGCTCAAAGAAGATGTCCATATTTAACTCATGGGGTTCAATCCCCAAATGAAGAGCACGACTCTCAACGAAGTCACAATACTCATTAACACTCATACCACGTACATCAATTAAATCACTCATATTTTTATTGTTTTATGTTTAACTCTTATTACAAAGCTAACATACAAAGAATATTTTACAATTCCAAATTTTTTGTAAAATATTTTTAATAAAAAAGGGAAAACTTTCGCTTTCCCTTAGTGAATACCTTGTGATTATATTTGTTTAGAATTTAGTTCCGCAATGTGGACAGAACTTATGTGTATCTTTCTTTCGTTTAGCACCACACTCACCGCAATATAGAACACCTAATTCTTCTTTGTGATATTGTTTATGCGATGTAGGTAAAATTCTCCATGCTACATTATGAAATGAGTATGAATTAAAACTTCTATTAGATGTTGTGAATTGTTGATTAGATGTATCACCTTTTTCAGTTGTACCAGTTTCTATCTTTGAACTTCTAACATTTGGACCTGCGAAAGAATTAGATGTAGTTAAACTTGCATTGTAAAATGTAGATGTTCCACTTGTTGGGATTGTTAAGAAATTATTTGGTGTTCCTGATGTGTAAGTGATGTTACTATTGTTTAATGTAGTCCATGAAGATGTAGTTCCACTACCATAAAATGTTCTTTGTTTCCATTCATCATAGAACTCAACTTCAACATATCCGTTATTATCAGTTGTACCTAAACTAACTGCTTCTTTACCTACTTCGTAAGTTTTGAAAACAAATTTGTTGTTAGTATCCAAAAATCTTTCTAAAAATACTCTTTCACCTGGTCTTAATACAATACCACCACCTGATAAGTAGTTATTATCAACTTTGATTTTTGCTAAGATGTGGGTTGGAGTTGGGTTGAAGATTTCGATTTCATATTCATCTCCATCATTGAGATAAACTTGTCCATCGTTTTGTTTTAATCTTTGTTTGCGTTTTGTAATAAACGCTTGAGGGTTTGACGGTTGATTAACCGTCCAAATTGACTGTTTCATATTTTTCCTTATTTTTATTTGTATTTAAAACTTCATTCGTTGGTATTTCTCCAACTCAACTGTCTCAAAGGACAGTGAAGGTTTAACCACAAGGTTTCGAATATAAGTATTACTATTTAATTTTTTTCTTAACGATATAATTTCCTAATACTAATGTATCCATTTCACAATCTAAAAAAGTTTCTATTGCATCCTTTGGTGAATTTACAATTGTCTTATCTTTTAAATTGAATGATGTGTTTAAAACGATTGGGTATCCATTATCAATTTCTAATTGATTTAGAAGTGAATACATTCTTCTATGCTGTCTATTATTTAGGGTTTGAATTCTTGCAGAACCATCGATGTGAGTAATTGCAGGTAAATTGTTTCGGTGTTCTTCTAATACCTTAACAACCTGATTCATATAAGGAACTAATAGTTTGTAATCAAAATATTTTAAACGAGTTTCTTCTTTTACGATTGGAGCAAAAGGTCTAAAACCTTCTCTCTTTTTGATTACTCTATTTACTCTACTTTTCATCTGTGGGTCTCTTGGGTTAGCAAGTATAGAACGATTACCGAGTGCTCGAGCACCAAATTCCATTCTGCCTTCGTACCAACCAATAACATTTCCATCCGTAATTTGTTTAGAAATGATTGGAATAAGTTCGGAGTGATTTTTGTATTCATACCATATATCATTTGAATGTTTATCTAATTCTTTTTTAATTTCATCGTTTGAATGATGTGGACCTAAATAGGGATTCGTATTATCAACTCTGATAGGATTTTCAGTATGAGTATAATAATATTCCAACGCACAGCCAATTGCAGAACCAGCATCAGATGGAGCAGGTGGAATCCATAATTGTTTATATGGAGTTTCTTTTGTTATTTTTCCGTTAGCAGTTCCATTATATGCACATCCACCACTTAAACAAATATTATTAGATGGGTGAATAGCAAACATTTTATTTAATAAACGGAAAAAGAAATATTCATATTGTGATTGAATTGTTGCTGCTAAATCCTTATGATGTTGTTCTAATTCATCTTCTGGTAATCGATTTGGAAATCCGAATAACAATCCTAATTTCTCATTAAACATTGTTGAATTTGAATAATCGTATGTAAAATAATCCATATTGATTTCAAACCCACCATCTTCGGTTTCTGTAATAAGTTCTTTAAAATGTTTTGTATAAACGTTTGGATTACCATAGGGTGCAAGACCCATAACCTTATATTCACCTTCATTTGGTTTGAATCCTAAAAATGCTGTGAATGCAGAATAAATCATTCCCAATGAGTGTGGGAACTTAACATTTTGAATTTTTGTAATTTTATTATTCTCTGCAAATGCTAAAACTGTTGTTTCCCATTCACCAACCCCATCTACTGAAATGATTGCAGAACGGTCAAATGGTGATGTGTAATAAGAATATGCAATATGAGAAAGATGGTGGTCTCCATATGATAAGATTATTTTATCATTTGTGATTTGGTAAATTTTACGTTCCGTTTCCTTATATTGTTTTTTATTTTCGTTGATAATCGAATTACGTTTGAAGTATTGTAATACGCCACCTCTTTTAGTAGTTTCTTCAATACGTTCCAATTTTTTAGTAGGATTTTCATAAAACGAAACTACCGATACATCTGCACCGGTAATTTTGAATTCGTTATACAACCAATTAATCGCATTTGTTGGGAATGAAGAATCGTGCTTAATTCCTGTAAATCTTTCTTCTTCTACTGCACCTAAAACTTTTCCATCTTTTAATAAACATGCAGCTGAATCGTGATAACCACATGCTATTCCTAAAATATATTTATTCGTCATCATAATCTTCATCACCACTTATTGAATCGGGTGATACCCAAAAAGGTTCATCTCTTACTGAAAAATCACCTTCTTCTAAATAATCGTTTAACATTTTTTTCTGATGTTGTTTCATTATATTTACCACTTTTGTGATATAATGAGTCTTGCAATCAGTCATCTCTCTAATAAGTAGATATAAATGTTTTTTGTTAAAATTTTCTATATAATCACTTCTACGGAATAATTCCAATACCGCATCTGCAATTTGTATATCTCTTTTT